TTAATGATAATAGATTTTTTTACCAGTACGTTGGTCCATTCGAGCCCACAGCTCCTTTGGGTTATATATCTGGTACAACTTTATTATTATTAGCTAATACAAATCAACCAATAAAAGATTCTAGTCTTGGTAATATTACTATAACTAACGTAGGATCTGTGACTTCTAGCTCTCAATATCCAACAGTTGTTGACTGCTCTAATAACGATGCTAAAGTTTTAATGGTAGGATGGCCTGGACCACGACCTTTAACTCGCGTAAACGAAAATCTTTATATCTATTATACAGGTAATACTCCTGGAGATGAAACTTTAGATAGAGCAAACTCTTCAAGTCCTTGGGTTTATAAAAATGCTGGAAATGAAATTGTAAGATCATTAACTGTCTCACAATTTCCTTGGCAAGCCTCATGGCCATCTACTCACACAGCCACTAAAGTTTGTCCACAAGCTCCAGATATAGATAACATGTTCTTTCCTAGTCTTCGGCTAAAGGCTGACACTGGGGTTACAAAATTTTCGTTTGACTATAAATCTAGAATTGTTCTTTCTGGTGCAGTATCTGGAACATTTGATGCAACATCTGTTCCAACTTATAACTTTGATGATTTCGAAGTAAACCCTTATGATTTAGAAAGTGAAGCTTCCACAATTTCTTGGAGTTTTCTTGAGGGAGGATCATTTTTTATAACAACAGCTTCGATTACCCTGGGGAGCGTTACTACAAACGCTGGATATATTTCTTATGATGGGCTTGGCTGGGAAACATTTGGGAACTGGACTACTCCTCCGTCTATCTCTGGATTGACGAATGATTATTTAAGTGGAAATGGTCAATATCAATTTGGAGAAGCCAATCCGTTTGATAACTCAAAAGTACTAAATGTTGATGGTGGAATTACCTATGATATACGAGGAAGCTCTGGAGCTTGGGAATTGTGGTACACCAATAATGGAACATCAGAGTCTTTTGCAATCGCAACGAATTCAAATGCCCTTCCTAACGGAGCTTGGACTATGCTGGTTGAAGGAGTTGGCACAGCACTTGGAACTGGCTCTGCTTATGCTACTAACCCCACACCGCCAACAACTGTATCTTCAATCACAAGCACTGTTAATACAAACTATGTAACTGTATGGGCAGATCAGAGTGGGAATGGGAGAAATGCTGGTAATAACAATAATTATGGTACTTATTCTCTGATTGGAGGCAAATCATTCATTACCTTTGACGGGTACTCAAATATGTCAGTTCCTGTAATTTGGGATAATGTTTCTTTTATCGGGACAGTTATTGTTGTGGCTAGATTTGCTTCAACAGGTGGAAACATTATAACCCAAGAGGGGTTAAGCGGAGCTTTTGTTTTTGCTCGCAACGGAGGAGGTTCTGATACTTTTTTTGTTACAACCGACCAAGGAGATGTTGTGACTTCAAGTGTAGATGCAAACAGTAATACAAATTATGTAATTGGAACAACATTCAATACCTCTACTGCCTCGCTATACTTGAATGGAGCATCTGTTGGTACTGGCAATGTTTCGAGTAACGCTGGCACAGCCAACACAATTATTGGTGGGGCATCAAGCATAGCAGAAATTGTTGTTTACACCCGAGTCCTCACAACCGAAGAACGCCAGCAAGTTGAAGCTTATCTAATGGATAAATATACACCAACAGCGGTGCTTATTTCTGGTGCTGGAGAAGACACATCTAATGGTAATTATGTTTGGAATGAGAATTTTGTCAATGGGAAACGACAATACTTCTTTTCTAACAATGAACTTTATTGGAATGGATCTCAATGGATTATATATGATGATACTATAGGAGATAGTACATATTCATCTCCTGATTTAATTACTTGGGTATCAATAGGTGGCACTGATGAACAAGCCCCAACCTCTACTCTTTCCTACGCGCCATAGTTTATTATATAATAAATACGGAATATCATTAGCATAAATTTAAATTCAATTTAAATATTTAGAATATACTCTTTATTTAGCATATAATAATATATGTTAAAAATTTATTGTTCTGAATGTGGTTCGCCAACTGAATATTCCTTAAGTAAGCCTAAATTTTGCACAAATTGCGGAAATTCATTTTTTGGTGCTAAAAAAGAAGAAAAAGTAGCTTTACCAGTACAAATGCAAAAACCAACTATAACTAAAGCTAAAAGACCAAATATTGAACCAGAAGATTATGAGGATGATGACACTGAAATTACAGAAGTAAACGAAGTGCCAGATATTGATGGTTTAGCTTTTGATATTAATATTCAACCAGATATTTCTGAAAAAATAGGAGATATTATTGGATCTGCTGGTCAAGAAAATAATTTAAGAAAAAATAGATCAAAAATACCTATTAATAAAAAAGAACAACTAGAAAATCTAAGTAAAGAAGGCTCCGCAATAAAACCAAAAAGTAGAAATCGCAAAAGATCATAATCGATTTCAATAACAAAATGCCTAATAAAAAACGCAATTTTGAAGGTTGTATTGTAGAAATAGATAACGAAATCTTCAAAAGAAGAAACAAATGGAATCTTACAGCTATATCTTGGATGGACTTTTCAGATGTATCTCAAATTTTAAGAATTCATATTTATAAAAAATGGCATCTATATAATCAAACCAAACCATTAGCGCCTTGGGTTAATAGAATTATTAGCAATCAAATTAAAAATTTAATACGTAATACTTATAGTAACTATACAAGACCATGCTTAAAATGCGCAGCTGCAGAAGCAGATGATGGCTGTAGTATTTACTCAAAACAATGTACTAATTGTCCACTATACGCAAATTGGGTAAAAAGTAAAAAGAACGCACACGACACCAAGCTCCCTGTTACTATGGAAAATCATTTAAACGAAGTCCATGACATAAAAAATGATGCAGTTGATTTAGAAAAAACAGCAGACAATATTCATTCTAAAATGCAAAAGATTTTAAAACCAATAGAATGGAAAATTTATACACATCTATATATTGAACATAAAAACGAAGAACAAGTTGCAAAATTAATGGGATATAGAACAACAGAAAAGAATAGAACAGCAGGATACAAACAAATTAAAAATCTTAAGAAAGCTATCATGCTTAAAGTAAAAAAGCATCTTTACAATGGAGATATTGATATTGTATGAGCGAAGATATTTTAATTTTAACAGAAGAGCAGCAACTAAAACTATTAAAAGAATGGAATGATCGTCCAGAAAATCCTCCATCTTTAGCGGAATTAGTTAAACTTGCTTTTGATAGAGATGATCTAGATGGCAGAAGCAAAGAAGGTAAAGCGGTAAAAGCATTTCTTGCTTCAAGACAAATTAAACCTAAAAAAAGTCATGAATATGAAGCCAAAGGATTAATAGAATTAACTTTAGATCAAAAAGAATATATTAGTAATAATTGTCATACAATGACGGGTTTAGAGATGGCTAAAATATTATTTAAAGATGAATCATTAACCAATTTATGTCAAGAGACTAGGAGCATTTTGGAATACATGAAGAATATTCCTAGTAATATAAAATTTAACAATACAGAAAATGAAAATGCATCTACAGAAGGTTATAAGCCACCTCGCAGCGAAGAAAGAATGATTGTTAAAATTAATAAATATGTTTTAGATGGAATTGATAAAAATAAACTTACTCATAAACATAAAAAAGAAATTAACTCCTTAATTAGCTATATGAATACTCATAGATTTATTCATCAAATGAATATTTATGATAATGAAGCTGACAGAGAACTTTTTGAAAGCAGTTTTGTTAGATATACTTACGATAAAGGCGATCTTTCTCAAGAAGAGGTAGATCAATATATTGTTCTTTGTACAGAGGTTGTTATATCTTCTAATATTCAACAAACAATTAATGTATTACAACATCAAATTGAACTTTCTATGCAAGAAGATGGAAAAATACCTATGGCTTTAGTAGAAGCTAGTAGTACAGCTAGAAAAGAGTACAATGATTGCGTAAATCGTCAACAAAAATTAAATAACGATCTTAAAGTAAAGCGTAGCGATAAATTAAGCAAACAAGTAAAAGAAACAGCTTCAGTTATTAATTTAGTTCAGATGTGGAAAGAAGAAGAGAGTAGAAGCAAACTTTTAAAAATGGCAGAAATGCGCAAACAAGTTATAGAAAAAGAAATAGACAGACTTTCTACTATGGATGAAGTTAAATCTAAAATTCTAGGAATCTCAAGAGATGAGATTTTAAATGGATGAGTGTAATATGTAAAGTAGATGGCAAAGAGTTCAAAGATGAAAAAAGCCTTCATCTTGCGCTTAGAAGTTACGGTTTAAATAAAGAAAAATATTATCATACTTATTATCCACGGCTCGATCTTTTAACTGGCGATACAATAAATTTTAAAACTAAAGAGCAATATCTTAATAGCGATTTTAATGATAAAAATAATCTTAAAAAATGGCTTAAACAACAAACTATAGAAAAAGCTCAAGAGTATTGCAGAGGATTATTGGTTAAAAGAAGAAACGATAAAAATTTAATTTACGCTCCATCTCAAATTGAACTCAGAACAATCATGAGTCCATCCATTATATTCTATAATAAAATATTTGATGATTATTATGAGTTATGCTCTGATATTGGATTAGAAAATAAATTCATTCATCCAAACATTATTACCAATCAATTTAAAAATAAATTAAATTCAAAAAATACCATATATGTTGATACTAGAGAACAGAATTGGTTGAAGTTTGATATTCCTTTTGAAATAAAAACTCTACCATTTGGCGACTATACTGCTAATAATGATAATTGCAATTGTTATATAGAAAGAAAAAGCTTAAGCGATTTTATTAGCACTCTTAGCGTCAAGAACTTTGATAGATTTAAAAATGAAATAGAAAAAGCTCATGTAAACAATAGCTACTTAATAGTTATAGTAGAAGAAAAGTTATCTAATGCGCTTAGTTTTCAATATCTTCCTCATATTAGCAAAAAGATTAAAGCTACTCCAGAATATATATTCCATAATGTAAGACAATTAATGCAAGAATATAGTAACCTTCAATTTTTATTTGTTGATGGAAGAGCAGAGATGAAGAGTTCAATAGAAGGAATTTTATCATCAAATTGTTTTTATAAAAAAGTAGATTTACAACTAGCATATGATATGAAATTATTATGATATATTGTCCAGATAAATACTTAAGAGAAGTTAAAGATGTTAATGCTGAATTAGCACAACTCAAGGGTTATCTTAACGATAAAGAAGCTAAAATTAGTTTGGCTAAATTTTTAAGAGCTAATATTGGTTTTACAACAGAATTAATTAGTGGAGTTAAGCTCGCTCCTTATCAAGAAATTCATCTTAAAGCACTAATGAATAGAAACTTTAATATGTGCGTTTTTGGTCGTGGCTGCGGTAAATCATTTATGGCAGCAGTATTTTGTTTTCTTCAATGCGTATTTGAACCTAACACAAAAATTCTTATTGCTGGCCCAACCTTTAGAACTGCGCGTTTTATTTTTAATAATCTAGAAAAAATTGTAGATAGTAAAGGTGCAGAATTACTCTCTCAATGTTTCGGAGCAAAGGCAAAAAGAAATGACCAATTTGAATGGCAAATTAATGGTGGTAGTATTGTCGCTATTCCTCTTAATGGTGAAAAAATTCGAGGTTTTCGCGCGAATATCCTTGTGCTTGATGAGTTTCTTTTGCTTCCCGAAGAAATTATTAAAAACGTATTAATGCCATTTTTAGTAGCTCCACAAAACATAAAAGAAAGAATGCAGATCAGGGAAATGGAAGATAAACTTATACTAGAAGGCCTGATGAAAGAAGAAGATAGAGCTGTTTTTGAAAATACAAGTAAAATGGTAGCCCTATCTTCAGCAAGTTATACATTTGAAAATCTTTATAAAACATATTTAGAATGGTCAGAAAAAATTACTTCTAAAGAGGAAACTGAAGCGACTTATTTTGTTAGTCAAATGAGTTATGAAGCTCTTCCAGAAGAAATGATCGATAAAACAATTATCGAAGAAGCTCAAGCTGGGGGATCTAGTCATAGCAGTTTTCTTCGAGAATACTGCGCTCGATTTACAGACGGTAGTGATAGTTATTTTAATGCAAAAAAGATGGAAGAATGTACATTAAAAACTGGAGAAAGTCCTCACACTCTTTTGAAAGGCGATCCTAATAAAAAATATATTTTAGGAATCGATCCTAATATGAGCGATAGTCCAAATGCAGATTATTTTGCTATGGCAGTTTTAGAATATGATGATGAAACTAAAAATGGGACTCTAGTGCATACTTATGCTGGTTTAGGAAACCTTAAAAATCACGTGGCTTATTTATATTATATATTAAATAATTTTAATATTGTATTCATGATTCTTGATAACGCAGGAGCAGATGTATTTCTTTCTGCTTGTAATGAATCTGAACTATTTAAAAAACAAAAACTAGAAATTAAAACTTTTGAATTTGATAGTGATCTAGAAGGCGTAGATTATGATATAATGGTTAAGAACGCAAAAAGAAAATACAATATCGAAGATAAAAGAATAGCCTTTAATCAAGTATTCACAAGTACATTTATTCGTAAAGCTAACGAGTACTTACAAGCATGTATTGATTATAAGAGAATATGGTTTGCAAGTAAAACCGCAGCGAATGAATCATTTTTTAATTCAGTTGTTAATAAAGGTGCGCCAATAGATTTAATGAAATCAGAAGATAAAAAAGATTGGATGCTATTGGACTTTATAGAAAATCAAGATGACTTTATATATCAAACTAAAAAACAATGCGCTATAGTAGAGCATTCTAGCACAAGCAGAGGAACTCAAACGTTTGATTTGCCTCAACATTTAAAAAGAAGCACTTCTGCGAATAAAGCCAGAAAAGACAATTATTCAGCATTTATGTTAGCAAATTGGGCTCTAAAGTGCTATAATGATATTATGCTACAGAAAGATGAGCCCCAAACAGCAACTTTTTCTCCTATTATGCTTGGATAATGTGTAATATTTGAAGTAAAATGGCTAAAAAAATTAAAAATAAATCAAAAATAACCAAAAACGAGGAAAGTCAACCTCTAATGGTAAGTCAAGCTTCCTTTTATGAAACAAAGGCTTCGACATCTGGCACTGCAGAGTCTACTCAAATGCGTAGAAATAGTGCAGCAGGAATTGTAAGAAGTGACAGGTTTAAGAATATTGATGAGGGATTAATTCCTTTTAGATACTCAACTGGAGTAAAAAATGCATCCAATATGAACGTAAGGGATGCTGTCATTTTATGCCAAAAAGCGTATTATAATTTTGCTATATTTAGAAATACTATTGATTTGATGACTGAATTTTCTTGCAGTACCCTTTATTTTAAAGGTGGAAGTCAAAAAAGCAGAGATTTCTTTGATGCTTTATTTAAGAAAATAAATATTTATGATTTACAAGATAAGTTTTTTAGAGAATACTATCGTTCTGGAAATGTATTCCTTTATAGATTTGATACAAAAGTTTCAGATTCAGATGTTAATAAAATTACTCAAGCATTTGGTTTAACATCTACCAAAGCGTCTGTTAATTTACCATCAAGATATTTAATATTAAATCCATCTGATATTCAAATTGGTGGAACTATTAATTTTTCTGTTGGAAGATTTTATAAAGTATTAAGCGATTATGAATTAGAAAGACTAAAAGCCCCAAAGACAGATGAAGATAAAGAGGTACTGAAAAGCCTTCCCCCAGAGACTCAAGAATTAATTAAGAAAAGAACCGTTGGAATTCTAACTCTACCATTAGAAAGAGAAAGACTTTGTGCTGTGTTTTATAAAAAACAAGATTACGAGCCATTTGCTGTGCCTATGGGTTTTCCAGTATTAGACGATATTAATTGGAAAGCTGAAATGAAAAAAATGGATATGGCAATAACTCGGACTATGCAACAAGCAATTCTTCTCGTTACAATGGGAACAGATCCAGATAAAGGTGGAGTTAATCAAAAGAATCTTGAAGCAATGCAAAATTTATTTGCAAATCAAAGCGTTGGCCGAGTTCTTATTGCAGACTATACAACAAAAGCTCAATTTGTTATTCCTGATATTGGAAATCTTATTGGGCCAGAAAAATATGAAGTAGTTGATAGAGACATTCAAATGGGATTGAATAATATTCTTATTGTCAATGAAAAATTTGCAAACACAAGTATTAAAGTTCAAGTATTTATCGAAAGACTAAAACAAGCTAGACAAACTTTCATAAATGAATTTATAATTCCAGAAGTTAGAAGAATAAGCAAAGATCTAGGTTTTAAGAATTTTCCAGTTCCAGAATTTGATGATATTGACCTCAAAGACGATGTTCAATATTCTAGAATTTATAATAGATTAATGGAGCTTGGTATCCTAACTCCAGAAGAAGGATTAAAAGCAATTGATACTGGAAGACTTCCGCAGCCAGAAGACGCATTAATTTCTCAAAAGAAATATAAGGAACTAAGAGACCAAGGACTCTATCAACCATTAATTGGTGGAGCAAAAATTGGCGCTGGAGAAGCTGGTAGACCAACTGGAACAACTGGTATTCCTCAATCTACTAAAAATGTTAAACCAATTGGTGAAGGCGGCCAATCCAAAGCTTCTGTACAAGAAAAATATAGTCTTTCAAAAGTAAAAGAAAATCTTATCTCTGCTCAAAAATTAGAAGAAGAGGTCGCATCATCTTTGAGAAAGAAGCATGGGATTAAAAAACTAAGCTTTGATCAAAAAGATGTTGCAAATCAAATTTCTAAATTAATCATCGCTAATGAATCTCCAGAAAATTGGAATGCTAAAATAGAAGATTACATAAATCAACCTTTTGATAAAAATCAAGAAGTTATTGCGAACATAAATAATATAGCTTATGATCATCAACTAGACAGCTATCTAGCTAGCATTTTATATCACAGTAAGGTAAAGTAATATGCCAAATTTAATTCGTTTGAAGCAATTAGATGTGGCGGAACTTTCTGGATATATAAATCAATCATTTCTTGGAATTAGTAATATTGGTGTTATTAGTAGTAATTTTACTTATCATACTGGTAATTTTAATATCACAGACAATTACTTAAATTTAGTAAATTATGCTTCTGGAGTTACTGGTTTTTTACCTACAGTATCAAACGGATTAAGATTTAATATAAAAAATATTGGTAGTGGAATTACAACTATAACTGGCTCTGCATATATAGATAGCGTTGATTCAATATCTTTGGAAAAAAACGAATCCATAGAATTATTAGGTGTAAACAACTCGTATTACTCTGGATGGGCAACCATCACAAGTAATCCAGGAATATAATTTAAAATGAACTATCTTAATTTAATACCTAGAGAATCTTCTAAAAGTTTTATCTTAAAAGCTGGTGAAGATCCTTTAGAAAATGGAAAAAATTTACTTTCAAAATATTATGAAATTTCACGGCAGCTTTTTAATAGAGAAAATAGATATACTATATATCTAGAGCCTGGAACTTTTGATTTAGGAAAATCTTCTTTGGTTTTAAATTATCAATGTATTGATATTATTGGTTTAGATGAAAAAGATCGAAGTGTTATAACTTCAGATATTGGAGTTGAAAATAATGGAACAATTAATCAATTAAAAGATGATGTTGTTTTAAGAAATTTAACAATTAAAAATACCAACTTATCTTACATATCTTTATGGCATACAGAAAATTTATCGAGAGAAGATAAACAATATTTTCAAGATAGATTGAATTTATTACCATCTGCATATTTTAGAAATATTGGTCCAGGAGAAAATTTTGGATATACATATATAGAAAATGTTAATTTTATTACCCTCAAAGAATCTGTTCAATCAATGAGAATTGGAACAACTTACAATGGTACTTACAATAATGTTTATGCTGGTAATTATTCTTTTGGTGCTTATGGATGGGCAAATGGAACTTTTACGAATTGTATTGGTGGTTTTTTATCTTTTGGTTTTGCTGGTATAGAAGTTAATGGGAATTTTGAAAATTGTCATGCGCGAGAAGCTTCTTTTGGTATTCAAGCAACTCAAATAAAGGGCACATTTAAAAATTGTTCTAATTATGGATATACTTTTGGACAAGACTCATTGGAGAATAAAGGTATTTATATTAATTGCGTAACCCATCCTTATGTATAGAGTTCATAATGAATAGTAATATAATTTCAAATTATCCATATAATAGTTTTTCTTTTAATCAAATTAGTGGAAGCAGTAAAGCCGCTTTAGTTTTAAGTGGAATAGAACAATATTTCATAGATCCAATAGTTTTTGTTTCTGGAAACGACGAACAAACTGTTCCAATAATTAATTTGAATTTTGGTAATAAAGATATTATTTTAACAAATAATAAGCATAGTTTTCAAATGGGAAAAAATGCTCCAAGTAGCAAATTTGCATTTATTCAATTTAACTCTGGTGAAGCCGCAAGATTTTTATTTGGAACAAAGTATAATGAAGACGGAACAATAGTTAGAGATTATATAAATATAAGTTATAAAACAGGGGTTTTGAATTTAAACAAAAGACCATACGTTAATTATTCTGGAATAGTCCTAGTTGGTGAAGGCGTACTTTTAACGGGAGATCAAACTATTCGTGGAGATAAAAAATTTAAAGGTAAAATACAAATAGGTGGTCCTGAAAACGCCATTTATTCAGATGATGATTATAATCTTGTTATAAGTGGCTTAGATGATACGCCACAAGGAATGAAATTTGTTTTAGCTAATAATACAAAAGAAACATCAATAGCTTTTGATCCTGATTATCATGGTTTAGTTTTTCAAGGAGATAGTTATTATTTTCAAAATCAAAGACCACAAATATTAAACACTGGTGATCTTAGTCTTAGAGATATAGCTTTATCTGATGAAGTTGTTTCTTTAACAGGCAATCAAACTATTAGTGGAAATAAAACTTTTTATTCTCCAATATATTTTTCTGGTGCCCAAGTAGATGGAAATGGTGGATATATTGATCTTCGCCCAGGAGTATTAGGAGTCGGTATAGGTGGAAATGCTGGATCTATAGATTTAAGAGGTGGAAATGCTCAAGATGGGAATGGAGGCAATGCAGGAAGCATATCATTAAGAGGAGGTTTTGGCGTAGATTCTAATGGCGCTGGTAATGGAGGGTCTATTACAGCAAATGGATCTAATGGGGGAGGGGCCAGTCTTGGAATAGTAAATGCTGGCTCATTAAATATGTCTGCTGGAGATTATA